GTTATAAGCTTCCGGAGGCCGTCCAGAAACGGCTAACCGACGAAGACAAGCCGATCCTGTCGGACTTCACCGAGTTCGCCCACAAGAAGGGCGCCCGGCCTGATGTCGTCGAGATCGCCTCCGAATGGTACATCAATGCCATGGAGACGATCCAGGCCAAGCAGGCTGAGGCGGACACCACCGCTTCCGAGGCGGCGGAGGACGCACTTCGCAAAGACTGGGTTGGCGCGGAATACAAGAGCAACCTGACGCTCGGCAAGCGCTTCCTGGAAAGCATCCCCGGTGTCGGTGACAAGTGGGCGGAAGCTCGCCTCCCGAATGGCCGTCGCCTCGGGGATATCCCGGACTTCATTTCGTGGGCGTCAGATCAGGGCCGTAGCAAGTTCGGTGATGTGGCCTTTACGACCAGCGACGGCGAGCGCAAGCACACGGCTCGCCGCGAAGAGATCGAAAAAATCATCGGGACCGACGAGTACTACGAAAAGGGTCTCGATAAGGAATATGCGGCAATCCTCGAAAAGGATCTGGCCCGCAAGAAATAGGAATTCCTGACCATCGTCAGAGAATGAACGCTCGCTTCGGCGGGCTTTTTTATTGGCTGAAAGACGGCTTCCCCGGAAACGGCCCCGCCCACAGCCATTCTGCAACGCCCCTAGACGTGAAGCCCCGACAGCGCCCGGCCTCCCCAGCAATGGCCCCGGCACCGCTCCCGGCCTCCCTGCACGACTGCGGCTCTCAACCCCCTCAACATCCTCAGAAGGAATTGAATCATGGCTATCGAAGCCGCAATGATTCAGTACCGCAAGGAGTTCGTCGGGGCTTTTGAGCAGCGCGTGAGCCTGCTCAAGGCCATGACGACCAAGGAATCGGTGATCAGTGGCAACCAGGCCACCTTCCTCGTTTCCGGCTCCGGTAGCGATACTGCCGTCACCCGTGGTTCCAACGGTCAGATCCCGTATGGCAACCCCACCAATGCCCAGAACACTGCGACGCTTGTTGAAAAGCACGCGCCGTACGAGCTCACGGGCTTCAACATCTTTGCCTCTCAGGGCGATCAGAAGCGCGTCATGCAGATGGCGTCGATGGCGGTCATCAACCGCGATATCGACCTCACACTGCTTGCCGAGCTGGCGAACGCCACGCAGGACTTCGGCACCGGCACGGCGTCCCTGGCGACCGTTACCGGAGCACAGGCTATCCTCGGCAACGCGGATATCCCGGTGGAAGACGAGAACAACATGTTCGCGATCATTTCGCCGGCTTTCCGTGGCTATCTCATGCAGACGACCGAATTCGCTTCGGGCGACTATGTGGAGGTCAAGCCGTTCGGTGGTCCTGCTCGCCGCATGTTCCGCTGGATGGGCATCAACTGGGCCGTCTCCAGCCGCGTCACGGGCCTCGGTACGTCTTCGGAAATTTGCTACATGTTCCACCGCGACGCCATTGGCTACGCAGTGAACGTTGGCGAAGAGAAGATCGCCATTGGCTACGACGACAAGCAGGACACGTCCTGGTCGCGCGCCACTGTCTTCCACGGGGCAAAGATCCTCCAGAACACCGGCATCGTGAAAATCACTCACGACGGCTCGGCGTTCGTTGCCACGTAAGGAGATCTGAACATGGCATACGTTCCTGACAACCTTGCGATGGTCACCAACCCGGTCGGCGGCTCGCTGCCCAGGGTGTTCCTTTACCTCAACGCCACCCCGGATGCGGACGCCACTGTTGTTGGCGCGAGCTACTTCTCGGACGGCGTGACGAAGGGAATGCGCGTTGGTGATCTTGTCGACGCGATCAACGTCGGCACCGCCAAGTACAAGCGCTACCAGGTTGCATCGGTCTCCGGTGCTGCCGCCACGGTAGCGGCTCCTACCGCGATCACCTGATCTGCAACACGCGGCTTCGGCTGCGGCGTTGCCTCCGTTGCGGTCGAGGGGGCTGGCTTAGGCTGGCCCCCGAACCGCCTCCCCAAAACATGAGGCAATCATGAAAATTCCAGCACAGACGGCGCTTAACCCCGCCGATTACTCCCGCACGCTTCGCCGCATGAAGGTGCCGAACGACATGACGCCAGAGGATGTTTGCGTCCCGGGTAACTGGGCCAACGTCTTCAGCAAGGTCAGCGTTGACGATGAGGTCATCGTTTGGCCCGAAGACCGCTCGTGGCGGCTGCACCTGCTCGTGCTGGAAATCGGCGTCGGCTGGGTCAAGACCACTTTGATCCACGCCATTGAGTTTGACAGGGTGGCCGCCCCACAGGTTGCTCAGGTCGAAACACCTGATGTTCCGGCTGGTTACAAGGTCAATCACGCCCCCAAAACTGGCTGGCGCGTGCTGACCGAAGACCCCGCCATGGAAGTCAGCCGTGACCACAAATCGCGCCATGAGGCCACTTTGGCGGCGGTGGCCCACGCGGCCAGGGCTCTCGGCCAGTGACGACAATAGCCTACCGTGCCGGCGTGCTGGCGGCGGCTGACACTCGAAGCATGAACGGCGGGTGGATCAACCACTACACGGCTGAAAAGCTATTTAGGTTGCCGGATGGATCAATTGCTGGGGTCTGTGGCACTTACGCCGAAGCGGTTCGGTTCGTCCGCTGGCTACAGAGCGGCGAGGTGCAGCCGGCTCCCGACCTCCCGGAATCGACAATAATCCGACTGCACAGGGACGGGTCACTGACCCTCTACGAGGCGAGCGCGTCATTCAAGGTCACGGTCGATTTCGCCGCTTGGGGCAGCGGCTCTCCCGCCGCAAATGCCGCCATGTACATGGGCGCCAGTGCTGAGCGGGCGGTCGAGGTAGCTGCACTTCTCGACGATTCGACAGGCGGCCCCGTGGTCTCCATGAAGTGTGAGGGCTGACGATGGCTGACCGGCTCTCGATCTACAAGGGCGTCCTCCGCCTGTTAGGAAATGCTGCCGGCCTGTCTAGCCTCACGGAGGTTAGCCCGACCCGCAATGCCCTTGATGACGCTTGGCGCGCGGCTGGCGACTACATGCTTGCCAGGGGGCTGTGGAACTTTGCAATCCGCACCGTCGAGATGTCGCCGGATGAGGATGTAGAGCCCCTGTTCGGCTACACCTATGCCTACTCCAAGCCAGATGACTGGGTGCGTACCGCGTCGATCTCGGATCGCGCCACCTTTGATGACGGATTCGAGGATTACGAAGACGAGACCGCCTATTGGTACACCAACTGCTCCACCCTCTACGTCCGGTATGTCTCGGACGATGATGCATATGGATGGAACATAGGGGCATGGCGCCAGCCCTTTTCAAAGGCCTTGGAGGCATATCTCGCGTGGGAATGCGGGCTGCCGATTTCGTCTGATCGTGGCAACCGCAATGACATGTTCCAGCTATTCACTCGGCTGCTCAAGGACGCGAAGTCGCTCGATGCCGTTGATGAGCGGGTTCGATCCCGCCCTAGTGGGCGGCTAGTCCGGTCCAGGACGCAGTACAGCCGCCGGAAAGACGGCTGACCGTGCCGAAAATCAACGTCTACCACCAAGCCTTTAACGTTGGTGTCCACGACAAGAAGCACCTTGCGCGCGTCGACCTGGAGCGTATGCGGCTTGCCGCCGAAATCCAGACCAACATCCTGCCGCTTACCAGTGGCCCGGCGTTCATGCGCCCTGGCCTTGAGTACATCAGTTCGACCGACAGCAATGATGTCTGCCGATTGAAAGAGTTCGTGTTTGGCGCGACAGACGCTTCGTTGATGGAATTCACCGACCTGACCTTTAGGGCGCGGGTCGATGATGTGCTGGTTACCCGGCCCTCCGTAACGGCGGTGGTAGGCACTAGCACGTTTGCCTCAGACACGAACTGGACCAAGACAGCGACCACTGGCGCGACAGTCACTATTTCTGGCGGCTATCTGAACCTGACAGCGGCGGCCAAGGGCTCACGCGCTTCTGCCTCGCAGACGGTGACCGTCAACGAGATTGGAACCGAACACGCGCTCAGGATCGTGGTCGAGCGCGGGCCGGTCAATCTGCGGGTGGGGAGTTCCTCGGGTGGCGACGAATACATCGGCGAAACGATCCTGAGGACGGGGACCCATTCCCTGGCTTTCACGCCAACGGGCGCCAACTGCTACATTGAGTTCTTCTCAAAGCTACAGATACTCAAGCGTGTTGATAGCTGCGCCATAGAGAGCGCGGGTGTCATGACGCTCCCCACGATTTGGCCAGAAGCCGCGCTTGGGAACATGCGCTTTGCACAGTCGGCTGATGTGGTTTTCGTGGCGTGCGACGGCTATCGACCGCAGCGGATTGAGCGTCGGTCTAACAGGTCGTGGTCTGTCGTCAGGTATCAGCCGAATAATGGGCCCTTCACTGCCGGCGCTACGCGGGATGTTAAGCTCACTCCCAGTGTCACAGAAGGCAATGGTACGCTGACAGCATCCGCCCCACTATTCAATGCGGACCATGTCGGCACTTTGTACTCGCTCTTCAGTGAAGGGTTTGAGTGCACCACTCCATTGGCGGGCGCGGGCGAGTTTACCCAACCGTTCCGGGTCACGGGAACACTGGATCCCGGGGTCTACACAGATAGGGACTGGCGGTACTCCATCACCGGAACTTGGGTCGGCACCCTTCGGTGGCAGAGATCATTTGACGGCTCGGATACTGGGTTCAAGCGGTTCCGCTATGAGGCCACGTCAACCGTAAATGACATCACTGGCAACCTTGGCACGACGATCAACCAGGACGCGGATGCTAACGCGATCATCTGGTACAAACTGGGGTTCGAGGAGGGTTCTTACACCTCCGGTACCGCAACAATTGTCGTCGATTACGATGGCGGCGGCGGCTCAGGTGTCTGCCGAGTGGTCGGCTACACCAGCCCGACGGTCGTTGATATCGAGATTGTCGCCCCGTTCTTTAATAATAGCGGAACGTCGGATTGGCGCGAATGCGAGTGGTCCGACAATCAGGTGTGGCCGTCAGCAGTGGCGTTCGCCGAAGGCAGGCTGTGGTGGTCTGGGGCTGACCGCATCTGGGGCTCTGTCTCGGATGACTTTGAGAACTTCGACGACGAGACCGAAGGCGATAGCGGGCCCATTGCGCGATCGATTGCTACGGGTGGGGTGAACGACACCCAGTGGCTGCTTGCGCTCCAACGCCTGCTTATCGGAACAGACGGTGCGGTTGCTACCTGCAAGTCGTCATCGCTCGATGAGCCGTTGACGCCGACCAACCTATCGATCAAGGACGCCTCTTCAACGGGGGCGTCTTCCGTCGACCCGGCTAAGGTTGATGGGCGCGGTGTCTTTGTTGAGCGCTCGGCTACGGCACTGATGGAACTGGCCTTCGATGGAGCAAGTGGCGACTATACCGCCACCCAGATTTCCAAACTGTCGACTGACATGTTCAGCTCGGGCATCCGAGCGATTTCCGTCCAGCGCCGCCCCGATACCCGCATATGGGTCGTGACAAACGATGGCGGGCTGGTCTGTATGGTCTACGAGCCTCTGGAGGAGGTTTTGGCCTTCATCCCGTTCGAGACTGATGGCTTTTTCGAGAGCGTTGCGGTCTTGCCCGCCGACATACAGGACCGGGTATATTTCTCGGTGCGTCGGACGATCAACGGCTCTACCGTCCGGTTCGTCGAAAAGATGGCCATGGACAGCGACGTTAAGCCGTCGACTACCTGCAAGGTGATGGATGCGTTCAAGGCCGGGGTCAACTCTCCTGCCTCGACCACAATCAATGTGGGAACACATCTTGTCGGCGAGACGGTCGTAGTGTGGGCTGATGGAGCCCCCCTGACTCAAGTTGTCCAGGGCTACGAAACGCCAATCCAGTACACAGTCAACGGCAGCGGCAATATCACAGTTGCTACTGCGGTGACGAACTGGGTGGCGGGGCTGCCTTATCGTGCTCGATATAAATCCGCCCGCTTGGCTTATGGCGCCGCTGGCGGCACTGCGATGCTGCAAAAGAAGAAGGTCGACGGCGTAGGCATTGTAATGACTGACTTTGTTCGCGGTGGCATTCGCTATGGCTCGAAGTTTGATGAACCCGCCCGTCCTATGTTCCCTTTGCCCATCAACCAGGGGTTCACAACGGCGGAACCCGTAGTCCTAAGCGATGTGAACGACGAAGAGGCGTTCAGCTTCCCAGGAGAATGGGGCACTGATAGCCGCGTTTGCCTGGAGTGGAATTCGCCCAACACCGCCACCTTGCTCGGCTTGGTGCTAACGGTGACAACCAACGGCTGATGCTCCAGATCGAGCGAGCTGATCCACATTCAATCGAGATTGCACTGGGCGTCGACATCGACATGCCCGCAGTCGCGTTTGTTGGAATAGACGATGACCGTTTTGTCGGCTCGGGCGGGTTGGCTTGGGGTCAGGACCGTTGCTGGCTCTGGTTCCAGGTTTCGGATGGCAAGCCAGAATATGCGCGCCCAGTTCTTCAAATGGCAAGGCGCCTAATCAGGAAGGCGGCTCAGCTTGGCGAGCCCGCCGTGTACACAATCCGGGATCCTCGGTTCGATACTTCCCCACGCCTGCTCAAGCTGACAGGCTTCCAATTCCACGCCCTTGAAGACGGAAACGAGGTCTATCGATGCGATATCTGAAAGGCACGTGCTGATGTCAGGGCTTGAACTCATTGGCGCTTTGGTTTCGGGCATCGGCACCATTGCGGCGGGCGCTGCGGCCAACAACTCGGCCAAGTTCGAGGCGCAGCAGATGGATATGCGCGCCAAGGAAGAAACGGCGGCTGCTCAGCGTGACGCGATTGCCAAGCGTCGCGAGGGGGCGATCATCAACTCGCGAGCTCAGGCCCTTGCCGCCGCCTCTGGCGCTGGTGCGGGCAATGATGCTCCGACCATCGTCAAACTGATGTCCGACACCTCGGGCGAGGCCGAATACAATGCGGGTTCTGCGATGTATGGCGGGCTGTCGCGGGCGGCTGGATTGCGGGACAGCGCGAAGGGTCGGAGGGCGGAAGGCAAGGCTTCTCTCCTGGGATCAGTGTTTGGTGGTTTCGGCACAATGGCCAAGGGCGCCAGTACGTTCGCCAACGCGAAGGGCTGGGGCTAACGCATGGCGCGTCTCCCGTCTGCGCTGGAACTATCGGGCCCGGATTCGTTTCGCTCGGGGCGTGTCATCGCGACACAGGACACGAGCGCTATTGGCCGGGGCCTTGCCAGCCTAGGCGCCGATATGTCGGCCATCGGAGACGAGAGGCGGCAGCAGGAAAACACCGTTGATATCGCTCGGGCTGAGGCGGCAAAGACCGAGGGTCTGCTAGGCGTTCAGAACGAGTTTGAGGCAGACCCCGACTACACCACCTATGGCAAGCGCGCCCCAGTCAAAACAGGCGATGTCGTCAACAAGGCTGGCGAACTGATCCGCGATCCTTCGATGCGGGAGCGGTGGAAGCTTCAGGCCCAGAATGATGCTGCTCGCGTCAATGACGGCATCCTGGACAAGGGCGTTGCCACTCAGCGCGACGCTGAAACCATAGCGTTCGACGATGCTCTTGAGGTCAATCGGCGCATCTATGTCGATCCGGCAACCCCAGATGATGTTCGCCAGAAGGCCCGCAAGGATATCGAGGGGGCCATTCAGGCCGGGCAGTCTTCTGGGTTGCTTGACCCCAAATCTGCTGAGGCTCGCCGCAAATCCTACCTTGAGGATGCGGATTTCAGCCGTGGGCAGCTTGAGGTTGAGAGGAATCCAAACGTAGTTGCCAGGCCGCTACCAGCAGACGTAGCTGGGCGAGCCGCAACTGCAATGGGGTTTTTCCAATCCCGTGGCTACACCAAGGAGCAGGCGGCAGGTATTGTCGGCAACCTCGTCGCTGAAAGCAGCCTTCGCGCCTCTGGCGCGGTCGGGGACAACGGGACGGCCTTTGGTATTGCTCAATGGCGCGGAGAGCGTCTTACGCGCCTCAAGCGGTTCGCCAATTCGCAGGGCCACGACTGGCAGGACTTCGGCACGCAGCTTGCATTCGTCGACATGGAGCTTCAGAACCATGAGACCGACGCTTACAGAGCGCTGAAGGCAGCCAAGACTATCGACGAAGCGACCGCTGCTTTCATCAGCTACGAGCGCCCACAGGGCTGGACGCCGCAGAACCCAAGGGGCGGGCACAACTATTCTGGCCGCCTTAAGAATGCAGCCGGGGCGGCGGGTGCCGAGATCAACCCTGATTGGTATCAGCGCATTTCGCCCGAACAGCGGGCAGCCATTGATAGGCAGGCCGAAACTGCGTCCAATCAGCGGAACGCTGAGACGCGCGCTCAGGTAGAAGTGGCCTCGGTTAATGCGCCGATAGCAATCCAGAACACCGGCATGTATTCCGG